GCATATTTTGTGCTATTCTTGCAAGATTCATCAGAATAGTTTACATTATAGGTTAATATGTATTCCCCTCCAACCATTTCACTCATTTTCTTCATAAGGCTATTTAACAAAATTAATTCGTTTAGTTTTGTTAAGCTAACCTGAACGCTATCATCCTGCTCTGTTTCTGTTATATCAGAAATTTTTGCATTCTCATAAGATTCTGTTGCAGAAAATTGTGAGAGCATACTCGATGGCATGTGGGTGGAAGGCTCTTTTTGAGTTGCTTCTTCGAAATTTTCGTTCCTATCTGTTTCGAGTGTTAGTAAAGATTCTGATTTTTTTTTCATTTTAAAATCCTAAATATTTTTCTGCAATTCTTCAATCACTAGTTTTATAAAATAAGAGTCCTTTCCGTTTAAGATATTTTTAACGAGAGCTATGCTTGTTCCTATTCCTGCGCCAGCGGGTGTCTTTTTATTCGAGATATCCTGAACGTTCAAGTTAGATACCCTTCTTCTTATATTTTCCTTGGCACCAAGTCTAGATTTAAAAGAAAATCTAGAAATCATAATATTTATTATGTCTGAAATGTTCTTTGCAACAACCTTATGATCAGAAACGTTTACCTGAGATGTTTTAACAATAGGATACCTTGATTTTACAAACATATAAGACATTTTTGATGCGCTGTACTTATCGTGGCCCTCTTTTGTTAGGCTTAGTTTTTTTTCAGAAAAAAGACTACATAGCTCTGAGATATTTTTTTTACTATCAATAATACTTGATGCGCTAAAATTAAACATATCTTGCATAAATAATTTATCATAAGATATCTCTTCTGCTTGAGATATTTTCTCCATCATATAAGAAAGAAACATCGATTCTTTCTTATCATTCTTTTTAGACTTTAAATTAAGTATGTTTCTTTTTAATGCCATGTAGTTTAATTTTTCAGGGGGATTTCCAGAAGAATTAGGGTAAAGGTCACCTGGCATTATAAAACCATTTTTCCCACCATTCTCTGTTGCGGAGTCATCAGAGATATTTATAGTTGGGAGATTTTTTTCAGGTTTTTTTGGGTGCTCGCCTGATGATCTATATGATATTTTTTTAATCATTTTTTACCTTACCAAAATCTGGGCTATTTACGATTTCCGAAACAGAATATGGCTTCCATTTTTTTGGCTTAAATTTGGATGGTCCATCAGGATCTTTTAATTTTCCATTACCAGTGACAAGATCTTGCGGAGAGAAAATAACTTTCTTTCCGGAAGGTGCTTTTGTAACATATAGTTGGGCTGTTTCGCCGTATGCTTTTTTATCAATCATAAGAATTAATTTAATATTAGCAGATTGATTAAAACTTATTTTTTAATTAGGGCAGCCTTTTCCTTTAGCATTTCCGATGCAATTGAAACAAACCATCTGGTTGCACTCTCACACGCATAAATTGTCCTATGATTAAATGTTACGCTGACCGAGGAAATTACACCTATAAGATCGCCTCTCTCATCAATAACTCCTGCACCAGATGATCCAGGCGAAACAGGTATGCTTGCAAGACAATGAAAACTGCTTTCATTTCCGTTATATGTTCCTTCGTAAAGGGGAAACATACCCTCAAAGTATACGCCGTCTGGAAAAGCAAAAGTGCTAATTTTTTCGCCAGGATTCGGTCTTCTGGTGGAAATCTTTCTTGCTGGTCCTGGAGAAGCCTGCATCAAACATAAATCAGTCTCATGATCGTTTTTATAAACTGTAAGTTTGACCTCTTGCGCCGTATCTTTATTTTCGCCAAGCACATTTATTTTCATAGATCTGCTTGCGGATATTTCATCCGGAGAGGCCAATGATTCGCAAACATGTCCTGCGGATAACCAATAAAACTCATCATTCCAAATAATTCGAGTAGCTGTACCTGCTGCTTCTGCCATTCTAACTTCGCAATCTGCATAATTTTTGCATTTTAGAATAACCTCATGGATATATACATATCCCACAGTTTCTGTTGGAAGTTTTTTGTTGCTACCAAAAGATAGCGAAAGAACTAGCAGAAGCAAAGGTCTCATTTTACATCTCCTTATTTATATTGTTATTGTTCAGGCTCCGTGGTTGGCATTTCAGACATTCCTGGCAATCCAGCTGCGCCACCCATATCATCTGCACCGCCTGCATCTGTATCGCCAGGAGGTGTTTCTTCTGGTGGTTCTGGTATTGCCTTCTCTGGATCAAGGTTTAGTAATTCAGAAAGTCTCATGTTTCCTAATATGGATTTTTCTTTAGCCATAATAGCTTCTTTTATCGACTCTTCTCTAAGTCTTTTCTGCTCTTCTTCGTAACTCAAACCTAAACTTCTGCATAGCGTTTGAATTGATATTTGTTTATTTCCAACGTATGTTCCGAGCGTTTGGACATAATCGTTCATATCATATAGGTTCATATGGTTAAAATCAAGGCTTGGTACTTGTAGTCTTTTTTCCCCATCTACATATTCAAAGAAATCTTGTAATTCACACATTGGAGCAAATATTTTTCGCTCTAACCATTTCTTTATCATGTTTCTAAAGATATCATATCTTTGTCTTAATATTTCCAAACCAACAGAAGAAGACGCGTAGCTTGCACCCTCCTGATCAAAAAGTGATTTTGGTGCCATCAAGCCGTTATAAAGATTATTCATAATTAATTCTATATCTGAAGCCACATCCATTGTTGATCCGGAGAACCCAACTCTCTCTACGGCAACATCATTGTGCGTAACAATTTTGAAATCTTTATCATATTGCGCTTCTTCGAAAGTTTGTCTAAAAGCTTCTAAGTCAGATTGTGTTGGCTTATAATCATTTCCGCCCAACTTTATCAAAGTTATTGGGTTTATCATGCCATCCGCCTGTGCAAATTTTGATTCTCTGATCTTATCGAGCAACATAAGATCTTTGTAAACAGAAACTATTATAGATGTTCCTCTTATATCATAAGGAGACGAAAGCAATTTTAAGTGAGATACGTTAAATGAATCAAGTGGAATGTTTTGATTTTTTCTAACATAGCTAACTATGTGTTCTGGTAGTTTCGATCTTATCGCAAGGTCAGACGGATCAGATGATGTTATCATTCTTTTTAGGTTGGCATCTGGCATCAAAGAAATTATTGATTGATCTCCGATTACTGATTTCTTAACATGCACATAATCTGGGTTTAGTGTAGTTATCCTGCTCCATACTCCGAGTTTTTTATCAAGCTCGGCATAAGGAAATACTTCGCCAAGCTTCCAATATTCTAGCGCAATACCATAAACAATAGAGTAAAGGTCTATTTTTTCGGACCATTCAAGAAAAAACTGCTGAACTTTTTTATTTTTACAAGATATGTTTATTTTACTCATAGGATACGATGAATGTAAGTTTATTGCGTTTCTTACAATTGGGTTTGTATCATAATAAATTCTGTTCCAAGAGTTCATTGTAACTCTGTCTCTTGGAAGGTTTAGGTTTGCAAGCAAGAAAAGCGGAGAAAATACCTCTGGAGTCATCCTATCTGTCGATTGATTTGTTCTTAGCGGACCCATTGGTGATGCTATCGAAGCATTTTTCTTTATGTTTCCAGCATGTTGTCCGTGAATTACAGAGGCGGATGGTCTTGCAGATTCGCCTTGCTTATCCATCTTTTTTGCTTCATAATCAAGAATCTGAGCCCTTCTTATATCGGACATAGATCCTATTGCGTGCTTACTTATACTTGCTGGATTTTGTCCGCGAGATGTTCTTCTTTCCGTCATACTACACTCTTCTTCCTATGTGCGCTAAAACAGGTTTTGGCATTGATCCGCCGGTATCATTAATACCCGGTTTAATAGTAAATCCTTTTGTTAAGTCAAATTTATATGCCATATAAGCATACATGAGAGCCATAAGCCCGTCGTTTGGAGTAGTTCCTTTAACATATGTTTTTACGGGCTGTCCTCCAACAACTCTTATTGCAGAGTCCATTGACGTACAGTGATCTATAAGCCATTCTATGTATTCGAAACTTTTCCAAGGAAATCTTATCTTTCCCTTTCTAAAGGCATCAAACATTTCGTCAATAACAAGATCTTTGTTATAACTTACTATAAGTTCGTCTTCACGAAATTTTAAGGGCTTTATAAGATTACCTGAGCCTTGCGCTCCTAGGAATTTTGGACCATAATGTTTTTGCAAATCATGCACAACATCTTGTCCGAAGAACCAGTCGGATATGCCTGTCTTTATACCAAATCTTTTATACATTTCATGGATTGTTTCTTTTTTATAATCAAAATCCTGTCTTTTTAATTTATGTGCGTGTTCAATCAAAAGAGTTCCGTTAGGCATAGCTGATAATATAACAACGCAGGAATATGATTGTCCAACACCGTTACTTGAGCCATCGTCTTTACCGCCCCAGTCAACACCAAGATATGTTATCTTTTCTCTTGGTGAAATCTTTTTGCTCATAGATCTATCTGCATCTCTGCATTTTTCATATATTTCTGCCTTTGATATAGGCATACCTGCGCCAGAATAAAACTCTCCAAGAACCTCATTCTTATATATTCTTTCTATCTGAAGAGGATTGTTTTCGGGCATAAGATCTAGTATATTTTCTTTTGAAAAATAAGGAATATAAAGCTGATTTATATGAAATCCAATATACTTTGAATCTGCGGCACTTTTTGTAGCGACCCACTTGCCACGCTCTATCGCATCTATTTTTGTTTGCTCACAAGAGCATAGAGGGCATTTGATTGTAAACCCGCTAACCCATATATCCATCCAATCTTTTGATCCTGGAAGATAAAATGGAAAAGTTTTTTTACAGTTTTTGCATCCAAGGTGATAATATCTTTGATCTGATATATCCCACATAGAAGAGAAGTAGCTATTATTTTCTTTTGGGGTTCCAAAATAAACTTGAATTCCGGAGCCAACTGCACCATATTTCGCTGCTGTTAATATTTTCTTTGCATTTCCTATCGATTGACCGAGCATGTCCTGGCATTCGTCAAAAAAGATAGCATCTACTGTCATACCTCTTATTCTGTCCGCATCATCACCAATGCTATCTATCCAAAGCGTACCGTTTAAAAACTGCTTCATTGTAAGGTTGTCGGCAGCATTTGCGGATTTTAATTTATTTTTTTCTATAAAATTATCTTTAGAGTGTCTTATCAAGCTTTCAAGTTTATCTTGCGAAAATCTTTTCACGAAGTGAAGAGCAGGAAAAGCGTGTAGCACGCGCATGTTTTTATAAACACTGCTATTTGTAAAAAGCAAATCAAGTGCGCCAGCCATCATTGTTGCGCCTACCTGACGACCTTTCTTTATAACTATTGGTTTCCCAGTTTTCTGTGTAGCTTGAAGCGCAATGTATCTATACATATCCGCCATAAACTTCCAGCCATTGCCAATAATCCTAAATTCTTCTCCGTCTAATTTTAGATTATTCTGAATAAAATAAGCAGGATCTATATCAAGAAAACTGCTCTTTATATCATTAAAAATTTGCTGTTCTTTTTTCTTAGCCTCATTCATACGTTATATACCTTTTAAAAACAAAGATTACAAACATAATACTTAATATAAGTAATGCTTGTAATCTTTTTAAAAATTATCTTGTGTTAGGTAGGCCGTGACGATAATAATCAGCCATATCATCTTGGAGGTCAGAAGGCTTTACTTCATGCTTTATGTAAACAGCGTTTTTATTATCATTATCTTTACTAAACCCAGACATCTCATCTATATATTCTTTCAGTCTTCCAACATCAATATCTATTGAGTCAAACCCAAGGTCCACATCTTCTCTGCATTTTTCAATGACAGCTATAGATGGTAGTTCTTTTTCATTTTTTACTATTTGCTCGATATACTTTAAAATTCTTTCCATATGAGGAATTTTATCGCATTTGCATTTTTTTGTGCATTTGCAACTATTTTCTTTTGCGATTTTCTTTGAATCAGAGTCACCGCCCTCTTTCTTAACTAATACGTTTTCGAACCCAACCCTATTCTTTATGTCAATCATTTTTTCTTCTATTGTTGCAAATTTTTCAGTTTTTGCAATAGCTAAATTTGGGCCAGGAGGAGGATTATTTTTTGCAACTTTTCTTGCAAAATCGCCAATCCAACCAACGGTAGTTCTATAGCTCTCTGTTTCGTTTGTTCTGTTTATTTTCATAATAAATCCTTTATGCGAAGTATCCCTTTATAAACTCAACTCCATAACTTTCTTCTTCGGAAGCATCATCTGGATTGGAAGATATTGTTCCCCTGTCTCTGTAGATTGGGAATCCGCTGTCCATAATTATTTGCATTATCGCAAGCTCTTCTCTTTCATTTAAATCATATTTCTTTTTTAGAAATTCAAAAACATCTTCCAGTGGCTTTCCTCCTGCAACAACAGAGTTTATTATTATTCCAGATATTGCTCTTTCAAAAGGTGTTACTACCACCTGCAACTTTGGTGTGAAGGCATTCTTAAGCATTGCTTCTTTTTCTAAGATATTATTATATACATCTTCGATAAAATCAATATCGCTATTATCTTCATTAACCGAAGCGGTCTTCTGGTGTTTTTTATTCAAATTATCAGATATTTTCTTTTCAAGCTTCTTCTTATAATCTTTCAAAATAATTATGTCAGACATAATTTTGTATTTATAACTATTTTCAAGTTCAGATATAGGAAGTATTGGTGAGACTGGATCATCTTTTCTTATTGCTATAGATATCTCTGATAGTAATTTCTTTAGAAATTTTATAGCAACTTCGCAGGCTGCGGGACTTGTTCCGTCGTGCTTTGGTATTCTTGATGGGTACATCGATGATATATAAAGCATAAATTTTGAAACGTCTCTGTCGTTTTCCCAGTCAGTTTCTTTTTCTGGAACATATTCCTTTTCTGCGTCGGACTCTTCTGAATATGAGCTATCATCATTTTCATCAACAAAAGTATTTTCAGTTCCTGGAACCTTTTCTCTAAAAGTTACTTCCTTTTCGCCAAAACTTACATCATCAACCTTTATGTCATCAGAAACATTGTTAATAAATTCAAAATCTTCTTCCTCTGAAAAGGCAACAACATGAAAATTTTTCTCAAGGCTCATTTTTTCTCCAATTTAAATATTTGATAAATTATCTTACGATTATTTTATTGATACCGAT